CCGAAACCACAGCTGACGGATCAATCAGCGTCCATCGCGTTCGATCGAGTGAGCTTCCCGCTTGCCGGTCGCAGCGGCGTCGTGCTCATAGCGAACTCCCCTCAGAAAAGAAATACACTTTCAGTTGTGCGCGCCTTTCCAGTCGCGTGGATTGGCTCTTCGCGGGCAGTGTCTCCTGCTTTGCTCCCAGGCTGCCGGAAACTGCTCCAAGCTGCGGCATTGTCCAGAAAACATTCGTTCCCGAATCCACGCTGGGAGTCTGCGAAAAATCCTGCTTTGCCGTTTTTGGCGGCTGGCAGATCGCGCTCAACTCCATATCGAGCTCAGCCAGCGTGCGTCCGCGATCAACTCCGCTTTCAACCGTTCCAAACGTGTGATGCGAAATTGTGCAGTCCATTCCCAGCAGCGCCCGGCTGCCTCGCGGCTCAGTGACAAACTGCGCTGCTCCCCATTCGATGTAAAACGTGTCCGGCAACGGCTCCACTGGAACCACCACCTCGTTCTCTGCGACTATCACCGCCGGCCTGCTGACTCCATTGACGGTCACCGTTCGCTGCGGATTCAATGACGCCAGCCTGTCCCGGAGTGCCATGTAGAAACTGTCCTTCGCAAATTGCATTGTGTATTCACCCTTGCCCGTGTGGGGGCGTGGATTTCTGTCCGCCAGCAAACTGTAATCTCTCTGCGGCGCTTCCTCTTCGCCCTCAGGGCTTCCTTCGTATACCTTCGTATCGATCGTGGTAACGTTGCTGTTCGCTCCAGGCCGGGCCCTTCTCTGCGCCCTCCGCGGCCTTACTCTGCGTGCTCTGCGTTTAAGATTTAGCCTTTTACAAAACTCACTCCACCGCCATCACCCGGTACAGATAAGTCATCCCGCCAAAGTACTCCGGCAGAAAACTCTCCATGTGAAACAACTCATTGTCGTAATTAATCCCCAGCGCTCCCCCAAACAACGCCTGCGCCGAGGCCACGTTCCTGTCTCGAAGCTCCACAGCCACGATGGTCGCCGGAATAAGAAATTCCAGTCGTCGCCGCGGTCCTGCACTCTCCGTCGGCAGGTTGCGTATCACTACCGGAGAGAGCCTCACTTCCTCGACGCCTGGGTCCACCAGCCCAAGTTGTGCACCCGGATCATCTGGCATCAGCAGAATCGGCAATAACAAACTGATTTCCGATCCGCCAAGCGCCCGCATCATCGCCTCAGCAGCTCGTTGTATTGCTGTACCGAATATCTGCGTCATGGCTAGCCCACCTTCTGTGCGACGTACGGCTGAAGCAGCGACCGTACCGTCTGGTCAAGCAGCGTGTCAGCGAAGTAGTCGAGTCGCAGATGATCGATTCGTTCTGCCTTCACGTTCAGTGCCGGTGTCGCCTGCGCATTGCGCACCACTTGTGCGCACGCCACCTTCACCCCGTCCGGTATCACCGGCAGCCCCGCCGTGTACACCAGTTCGATCTCGCTATAACCAAGCCCAATCGCATTTACCGGCAGCGTCAGCTCTCCGGTATCGGCGAACGCATCGATCGATGCCGGATCAATGGTGTTCCAGGTTCCTGGCAAGCCGAACATCAACGCCACATCTGAACTCAAATCGTCAAACGGCCATTCGCCTCTGCGCGGGACCGCATAACGTCCCCTGGCCGAGACAATGGCGCTGGTCGCCGGCGTTACAATCGCCAGCGGTATGTAAGTGACTCGAACCACGTTGCGTCCCGCCTGGATGCGCAGCCGTTCGTCGTACTGCGCCACTCCCAGCGTCGCCCTGCGACAGTGCGAATCGATAACTGACGACGCGGCCAGAATCAGCGCTGCCGGCGTGGTCGCTTCCAATCCGAAAGATTCATATTCTGATGGTGATAGATAGTTCATAGAGGTTTCCATTCCACATAAAACCAATGGCTATTGGTCACTGGCCAACAACCAATAACCAATGACCAATGACCAATAGCCAACAACCCGCAACAAATCACCGGCAGCCGCTCTTACCGGTTCACTTTTACTTCGTAGTGCGCGTAAGACGCGCCCTTCACCACGATGCCGCCGAACTTCACCACCACCATCTGCGATGCCAGTGCTCCCTGCAGCCCCAGCTGGAACGCCCGTGGATTCTGATCGGTCAGCCAGTGATACTCGATCATGTCTTCCGAGACGATGTAGCAGGGCAGCACCGCCGTCCCGCTTCCAGGAGTGCCGGTGAAACCCAGCGCCCATTCGGGAATCAGCGGAAGCTCGCCCGCCTGGGTCGAAAGGCTCTTCACTCGCACCCCGCCTGTGATCTCGGTCGTCGACAGCACGACGTTGAACTCGGTCTTGAGTTCGCGGTCAATCAGATCGAGCAGGACCGGGTTCGCATAGATCGCGCTCGGCCGCGCTTCGAAAGACGAATTCGCCACCATCGATGCGATCACGCCCTTGATCCCATCCACGATGCTCTCGGTCGTCTGCACGGTATGTGTGCTTCCGCCGCCCTGAATCTGTCCGATCGCGCCGAAGTACTGGGTCGTGGCCGGCGCGCTCAGTGATGTGTCGTTGCCGTTCCACAACGCCACATCATGCGTACGCAGCAGGCCTTCTACTGAATCCGCCAGGTCCTTGGCCTGCAGAAACGCGAACTGGCTCTGCTGCGCGCCCACTTCCAGGTCGAACAGGTTGTAGTTGATCTGTGAAACCAGCGCTTTCAACGGCACGCTGCGCTCCACTCTGGTTGGACTGCCTACGGTCGCCACAATATTTCGTGGATCGACGAAGGCGGTTGCCGCGCTGGGCGCGTTGATCGTGGTCTGCTCAAAGAACCGTGAAGGATGTCCGGTCGCCGGTACCTGCTTGATTCTTTGCCCGAACGCCCCACGCCGCCGCACGATGTCTGTGATTTCCGTTTGATAGCGATTGACCTCCAACGCGCCTGGCCCGATAAAATCCGCCGCCGCGTGCAGATCAATGAATTGTGCTTTCATGTTGTCTCCTCAAGATTTGTGATTTACTCCAAAACAAAAGGCGCGACTTGGTCGCGCCTTCAATCCGAAATGTCTCCCGCAAACTCGCTCATCCCGAGCACCCGCGCTGGTTTTCGCGGAGCCAGGAATCTGGCGCGTCTCTCCCGATCAGTTACTCAATCATCCCGGCCCTTGCCATCTCCGCCTTTACCGCGATCCGCTGCTCCACGCTCAGAGTCTTAAGCGCGCGGTCCAGCTTTGCGGCATCCATCTTGTCCACACTCTCGTACTCTTTTCCCAACAACGCTGAAACTGCCGGCGACAAGGTCTTTCGCGCAACCCTTACCGCCTGCGCCTTCAGATCACTGTTGTTCTTCTCCAGTTCGGCCACTCGCTCCTGCAACTTGCGCATACTCTCGAGATCGCCCTCCTGAGCGCTTTCTTCCACTGCCGCTACAATCCGGTCTACCTTGGTATTCAAGGCTTCCTGTTGCGCGTCCAGCCTGTCTAGAACACGGTTCAGTGAATCCGCTGCTCCCGCCAGCCTGTCTGCTGTTTCAATCATCTGCCGTGACAATTCTTCGTTCATTGTTCCTCCCGTATATTTTCCTGCGTGCTTCACGAACGCATTTCCGGTCTCAAGCTCACAACTCGATCCGTGTATCTCGGTATGCTGCCTTCTCCCGTTTAAGGATCGCAGCGCCCGTAAACGTCACCCGCGTCAGCATCCAGACGCTGCTCCGTGAATCTGCAACACTGGTGTTGGTGACTTCGTACGACATTCCCAGCAGTTCGCCAGTCATTCCCGGTTCTGACAACAACTCTCTCCGCTGGCTCCGCCTCACTTCTTCCACGATCTCCGGGAAATCTTTCTCGAACAGATGTCCTCCGACCTGCAGCTTTCTGCCCACAATGTCGGCCCGTGTGATCACGCCCACTTTTCGTTGCATGTCATGCCGGTCCAGGCTCGGCGAATAGTCGAGCGCCATTCCCAGCAGTGACGGCAATGCCTCTTCCGCCGCCTTCTTGGTCAGCATTACCCGATGCCCGCGCGCTCCCGAAGGCGCCCGGTCCGAAACCGAGTCCACCAGCGTCAACACACCATGAAACTCCGTTCGGTTCGGATGTTTCGCCACATATGGCATCTGCAGCGCCATCGCTTCCAGATCAAGACTCGTTTCCACAATCACTCTCCTGTGAACGCTCCAAAATTAGTTACCAAGAACCAAGAACTGAGAACTGAGGCCTGAGAACCGGTTGTTTTCGCAAATCGCATCTCGCGTTTCGCTTTTCGCGAACGCACTCACAACGTCGCCAAGCCCCGCATTGTTCTTACCTCGTTCACTGTCACCACACCGTTCCTTAGCAGAATCTCTTGCACCTGCGCCTGCTCCAGCGCGCTTCCACTGGTGTCCATATCGAGAAACACGAATTCCAGATCGTGCCATCCGAGTTTCTTCGCAATCGCATCCCGCGTCAGATGTTCCGCCAGCAATCTCGCAGTCGGCACGATCGCGTGCTGGAACGCGTGGTCTGTCATTTCGCTTGCGGTCGAGCGATTCACGTCCCGCTCCAGTCCAAGCGCCTGCGGAGGCAGATCAAACGCATCCGCGATAATTCGCAGCAGGAACTCCTGCCATTGCAATCGCAAATCCGCATCCGTTCCTCCCCCGAACCGCAGCACTTCCGGCTTGGTATCGAAAGTCAGGATTGGAACCCGCCCTGTTCCCTCAATCTCGTCCTGCCACCAGCGAATCAGGCGCTCGTGATGTTCCGCCGTCAAGCCCTGCAGCCACAGCGCATACTCCACCACCGAATTCGACGCCAGCCGTGCCGCGAACCGATGCGCCCCCAGGAACGAATTGATGGTTTCAAATGCCACCTCCAGCCGCCCCAAGCCAAACGGCGTGTGCGTTCTCGGATTTAGCCGGATGTACATCAGCTCGTCGTCTGCCAGCGCTACTGGTTCCTGCCCGCCATAGCGGTTCGTCACCTGCACATAACGAGCGGAACCAGGCGCTCCGTCCCAATCTCCCTTGATCCGAATGGTTGCGCCATCTACCGGCCAGAGCAGCAGCGGTTTCTGCGGATCACCGGTGCTCTCCATCTCGATCGCGCCGAATCCGCCCACAATAATGTCCTCAAGCACCTGTTCCGCCAGCGAGCGGAATGAGTCCTCATTATTGGGCGAATTAAAGTTCTGGGTCAGATACCTGATCCGTTGCTCCGCATCCGCCGGCTCTGTTCCGGAGCCGGCCCTGAGCTGCACCTGCCAGCGCATACCGGCAATGCGGTCTTTAATCGTGTTGATAGCCTTCCGCGCTACCGGCGTCTCCGCGAATCGCCGCAAGTTCATCGGCGACAGTTTCGGATACACCTCCGGCCGCGGTCCGTAAGTATTCAGGATGGAGGGCAGCGGCACGGTTCTCCTTTTGCCCTCGCGTCCTCCGGCCAGCGACACCCCTGCCATCCGGCGCATTGCGCCGCTCAACTTTTCTCGTATGCTCATAATTGTTTTCTCTTATCTCTGTGTGTGCCGCGGGCGCCCTTGCCCGCGAAAAACCGTGGCAACAACTTTCGCCCGCTGATAGCCAAAAGAAAAAAGCACAGCCTGCGCTGTGCCTCATCTCATCCGCGACGCTCTAGATTTCCTTACACCCTCAGTTCCGTCCTGACCTCCTGGGCGATTGCCGGCATCTCGCTCTCCATGGCTACTCTGATCTCCGCCTCCCTCATCATCCCCAATACGAATCCGATCTCATCCCGCTGCTCCACACCTTCCTCTATCAAAGCGGTGATTTTCGCCTGGACCCCGTCTTTCGCGAAAATCGCTTTCCTGATCTCCGGAAATCTCGCCGCCAGCAACACTCCTTGTTCGATGTTCTTCTTTACCGAGACCGCCTGCAAAAACCTGAACTCTTTTCCCACTGACCATCCAAAATCAAATCTCTGCGGATCGCCTGGCTTGGTATATCTTGCAACATCAAAATTTCGTACGATCAGGCCGAGTACATCCGCTTTCTTGAATTCGCCTTCCGCCAGCGCCACCAGCCTGCGCCTTCCCGCTACATCGTATTTCAGCGCCGGAGTGCGGATAGTCTTCAGATAGAGAGACTCGAGGTCATGCAATGCTGCTTCCATATTTTCTGAGGTCACTCCCTGCATCGCCGATAGCTGTACTGAATTTGAAAACGAATCCTGCATCTTTCTCAAGAACTCTTCGCGACCCACCGCGCTCTTCACCTCGTCGCGGATATCTTTTTCCATCGCCTGCAGCCATTCGAGGTCTGCATCCGGGTCGGCGCATAACAGCCGTCGCCAATCTTTCAGCAGCCGGATCTCTCCCCCGCCGCCGGGCTCCAACAGGACAACTCCGAAATTGATAAACTCCCCCTTCACCGCGTCCGGCACATACCGCAGCAAAAAGAATTCCAGCTGTTTCATTTCAGCCATTCACCCCATTACACCCCATCCATCCCCGATCGGTTTTCTCCGCGTACTCGGCGGCATTTCTCTGCGCACTCTGGGTTTCAACACTTTGAACTACGCCGCGTCCCTCCACTCCGGAAACGGCCTTCGCGGCGAATTCCTGAACGCCACAATCAACTCTCTTACTCTGGCACGCCGCCTCAGCAGTTCACAGATCAGTTTCTCCAACTCGTCCCACTCTCCTCCATACCACTCCGGAGGAACTTCCTCGGCCGCTTGCCACATTACTTGTTCCTGCATGCCTTCCACTCGCGCCAGCCACGGCTCGAATTGCTCCCATCCCTGCACCGTCGCATACACTTCATTGCGTGCGTACACCCCGCGCAACGGATAATCCGGAAACGTCCACTCTCCTGCATTAAAACAATATCCCTGATCGATGAACGTGACCGTGTATCGCCGCTCGCGCATCTTCCTCCAGAACGCCGCCTGCCGGCCATTCGCATTCCCCATCCATTTGTCGATAGCCAGCATCCCCGCAAACGACTCAAGATTTCGCACCCTTTCCAGCATCCCTATCGGCAGATAATCAAATACCTGTCCTTCCAGCGGACTCACCGCGTATCGCGATCCAAACTGCAGTCCTGGCTGGCATCTTATTGTGGACCCTGCCAGCTGAATGTTCAGTTCCGGCGTATGCTCTACCAGCCAGTCTCCGACCTCAACTACTTGCGCGGCCGCCACCGGCAAACCCGCCGCCTCGCTCAGTCGCGTCGCCAGCAACTCATTCGCCAGCACCCGCAGATGTTGCGGATTGTTCCTGAACTTCACAACATAAAAATTCCCATCCGAGCAGCGCATCAGGTGCCCTTGCGCCCCGCCCCTCATCCTTCTTACGTGTTGTACCGCCACGACCGCCATTCACTTTTAAACTGTTCACGTAGGGGCAGCCGCCCTCGGCTGTCCCAGTCGAGCGCAGCGACCTCGCGCCACCCTACCCCACTTCCAACCCTCTGTCTGTGACGAGTGAACATTCCCACAAGCCTGAAGATTTACCCGCTACCTCCCGTCTCACCGCCATCGCCACCGCCATCGCCATCACGCAGTCATCATGCGTCCCGCTGGTTGCCGACGAGCTTCCATCCGCATGCCTCACAAAAGTTCGGCACTCGTTCAAAACTCTCCGGCTCCGGAACAGTCTCGGTGCCAGCGCCAGCACCGCCGCCAGGTTCTCGATCATCGCCGGCCGGCTCAAAGCCGAGGTCAACCACCCCTCCTGGCCACCTTCTCGATACACATTCTGATAACCGGAGGCTCGCAAGTGCGCCAGCACGCCATAACCGTGATTGTTTCTTTCCACCGCCAGCAGCGCTCCGTTATAAGCTTCCCCCAATGCGGCCAGCCGGTTAGCCAGCTCTCGGGGAGAAAAATGCCCATGCAACTCCGCACAGTGCATCGCGGTTCTTCGCTCGATCACCTGCGCGCAAGAGTAATCTCCTTCTGATCCCCCGCCCGCGGGATCCACTCCCACAATGTACTGCTTGTCTCCATGTGGCGGCAGCCACATCAGCATTCTTCCGTTATCGTGCGATTCGATCGGCTCGCCGCATTCCTTCAGCCCTTCCTCAATCGAGTCCAGATCAAAAATGCACTCGCCCGAGGCCAGAAAACAAGTGTCCGGATCTTCCGCAAACTCCTGCGCCGCAAGCGTACGGTGCTGCGCGCGATTATTTCGTCTCCATGCAATTTGGGCCGATGTCAGTCCATGCGACTCCACCAGCCTTCGCTCTTCTTCCGTGTAAGACTCCGCCAGAATGTCGGCCTTCTGATCTGCATATTCCCCGCCCAACCACCAGGGAAAAAAATGCCGCGTGTATCCTGTCTCCTCCGCCGTTGCCATTCGTCGTAGAAAAATCCCCCGGCGCCATTCGGTGTCGACTCCAGCACGATCTCGCCATCCTCGGGAACTGCCGCCCGCAACGACGTCAGCGTTTCCGCCCCATCGCGGGGCCAGCGGGCGACCTCCGAGCAATGTAAGTTATGGATGGTCATCCCGCGCCCCGCATTCGGGTCCGCTGCCGTTGCCACCCGATACTCGCTATCAAGCTTCGGGAGCACGATTTGCCGGACGTTCGCGCGCGAAGTCACCAGCACGCCTTCCAGCATCGTCTCAGGCAGGTGCTCCCGAAAACGACGCACAATCTGAAAAATCTCTTCAGCTGATTCCTGGTTATGCGCCACCTGCACCGTCGTGGTCCCCGGCTGCGTGATCGTCTGCATAAAAAAGCGTGCCGCCACGTAAGTCGTGATTCCCAGCTGCCGCGCCTTCAGAACGATGTTGCGCTTCGTGCATCTGCGCGAGTATTCACGCTGCGCCCGGTTCGGCTTGAGCAGCACCAGGCTCCGCCTCTTGCTTCGCACCTTGCACAAACTCTCAATCAGTCGGTCGCGCAGTTCCTCGTCACTCTCGCCCACTCTCCGTTGCAGTTGTTTCCCGAAATTCGTCAGTAACCCCAAATCACTTGTCATAATCTTGACCACCATCTATGTACTCAGCAAAACTCCGCAGCTGATTCAATGTCATCCCGAGCCAAGCGCTTTGTTCGCGGGGCTGAGGGGTCTTGCGCGTACCATAAATCCACTTCATGCGTCCTCTGCCGGTGTTTCTCCGCGAACTCTGCGCTTAAGTTTTTGTGTTTCTTTGTGGTCTTTCCTTCACCTCAACT